AAAGAGTTCCCAAAAAAGAAGCGGGTAAATTACTTTTAAAATATCATTACCTTAAAAATATTTCTAAAGGATTTAAATCTGGTTATAACTATGGTCTTTTTAGGGAAAATAAATTTTCAATATTAAACATTCATGGTTTGCAGGGAGTTTGTATTTTTACAGGACTCCCTGTACCTGAAGTCGCGCAGGGGGCATTTGGACTTGAAAGAAATCAACAACAAGGACTTTTTGAACTTTCCCGTCTCTGCATCCATCCAGACACACAATCTGTGGAGCATAATATCACTTCTTGGTTTGTTTCACGAGCGATTAGACAGTTACGGAAGGATACTGAAGTTAAAGCAATCATCTCTTACGCTGATAGTGATTTCCATTCTGGTACAATCTATCGCGCTTGTAACTTTAAATATTGCGGACTCACAGACCCCAAAAAAGATTTTTATTATACAGACGGAACTAAACACTCTAGAGGCAAAATTAAAGGTGCCGCCGGAGAATGGAAAGAAAGAAGTCAAAAACATAGATATGTAAAGGTATTTGATAAGTCACTGAAAATTTTATGGTGATTTCAAAATAAGTTTTTAAAACTAAAAATGGTGGGAAAAAAATTCCGGCCATTTTTTTGTCTGTAGGTTTTTTAGAAAAATCTGGGGTTATAAGTCTTAATAGTTCTTTGATCTACAAATTCAGAAGATTGTTCATATTTAAATATTCTCTTAAGATCTTTCTCTACAACTCTTACAAACTCTGGTCTCAAAATAACAATATTTCTTTTTTCTTCATTTAAATAATTTTCATATTCAAAATTACTTACCGATATCAATGAAGAATAAGTTGTTGTTGCTCCAGCGTCCGCATATTTGAGGGTGAAATTTGAATCCACTATTAATTTTCCGGGCAACACCAGTTCACCTAAAGAATTTTTTACTTCTCTAGTCTCATAATGATGAATTTGAAACAATTGTTGATTTGTATATTTTTCGCTTAGAAACTTACTTAAATCTGACTGAGACATAGGCCAATCTGTTCTCACATTTTGAATATTATTGATCATAAGAACTAACCAATCATACTCTGGATCCTTGTATATCTTTTCAGATACATTATCAGGTCTCTCTTCACCCACAATCGAATATTTCTCAAATGCACTGAATACATTTAAAAAATCATCACGTAATTTTGCTCTTTTGAAGAGATTTTTAATTTTTATATAATCAAAAGAGGATATATCCTTTTTTAATGATGGGTATAATACATCAGGTAATTTTTTGAAGTATGCCATATTAGAATCCTACGTCGTCCCCTTCTGGGAAATATTCTTCCATCTCATTTTTAAAGAGTGGAGTAAGCTCTGCAAATTGCATAACCAGTGCTGTTGAAACTGGATGAGAATCTTCATACGCCGCCCATCCCATTCCATCTGGTGTGTGATCAATTCCAAATTCTAATAGGGCACAAATTTTTGGTTGTGGTAATGATTTAATTCTTGTATTACCATTAACATATCGAATGAAAAATACATTGGGACTGTTAATTAAATTGGTATTGTCTTCTACTTCTGGTAAACATTGCAGTTTCATAAACTTTATAATTTCTCGAATTCTTTTTGCATCATCAGCACTACGACAAGCAAACTTCCATGCAAATTCAAATTGCCTCATGTTTGGACCTCTAAAAAGAAGTTCCATATTGGGGTTAGAAACTCTACCCGTAGTTCTTGCCAAGATATCACTAGGTTCCAGTCCTGTCAAACCAACTGACCCAAGAAAAGCTGATGACATAGTTGCCGCCATTATTTCACGAAACTCAGTACCCCCTGCCCCCAAAAAATCAGGTCCAGATTTAAACATTCGTGTGGTAAAGTCCGAAAGTCCTCCCAGTACATCCCCCCCCGCTGCCTTTACTGCTGGAGCTGCTACAGCACCAACTCCTGCTGACATAACAGGACTCATTTTTTGCATACTCCAACTTGCAGATGCTTTATCTCTTACTTGTGTTGGAATTGGAAGAATTACTTCACCTTCATATGCATAACCTGATGGTGGTAAACCTGCATTTGCAGATTTAAGACCGTCTGTCAAAACAGATCCAAAACCTGCTGACCCTTGAGGCGCTATGTATTTTAATCCCATTATACGAATGTGATCCTGAGAACCTGCCCCACTATATCGCATATCAACTGGGAATGTATAAACTTTCCCAGTATTGATACCCTTTGGGAAATTATTTTTAGTTTTTGGATTTGCAGCATTTGCTGCTGGAATTTGATTGGTTGTAGAGGTAGGAACTCCTGTTGGTGTTGATTTTATATTTTGATCATATGCTGGTTTTGCAACAACACCTTGAAGAGGTTTTGTAGACTTTGATGCTGTAAGTGCTGCATTAATTTTTGCTGCATTTGCTGAGTTTTGAAAAACCGCAACTGCTTGAGCGTGTGTTAGAAAAGTTCCATCTGCGTTTTGTGCAGTTATAATAGAACCAGCATCAGGTCCAGATTTTGAAACGCTTACCTTTCCACCATTTCCCTTCGGAGTAATTATTCCGGTTACTGGTATAGTTGTATTTTTAATCTGGGTCTGACTTGCCATTACTTAGACATATCTTTCATTTTTATTTATCACCCTACCCACACTTTGTTTGGTGATATTGTTCGTCCAATTTTGTTCACAAAAGATTCAACAATGAATTCTTTACCTGATAATCCAACTATATCATTATCAGGAACTCTTACCACATTACTCATATTAGTTCTAATATAAGTATGCAAACAAACCTCTGGAACAACATTTGTACTATTTAACCAACTCTTAACAATACTTTGACGATATGACGGATTTAAATAATGAGTATTAGCACCTAAAACGCTACCATCACCCCTAACTTCTAATATTTGTGCGAATGGATATCTATCCCAATATGGATATCTATTTGGAAATTTTGCTGAATATGAAAAGAAATAAAATTTTCCAACTTGTAACCCAAAAGTATCTATTAAATCTGTAGTATCTTCTTGTGGTTGATTATTCAAAGCCTCAAACATGGCATTTCGATACCATTCTTGTGAAACAAATCTACCCCCAAATTCCTTATATTTTTTTGCCAGTATTTCATCAGAAGCCTTAAGTGCATCACTCATATTCCTAAATCCTCTTCTGTAAGTATTTTAAATTCAAGTAATCTATTTGCACAATACTCCTCTGCTGCTTTCCATTTTGCTTTATTTTTAGCATATTCTTTAACTTCATTTACCCAACTTTTAGTTTTTCTTTTAGGAGTTGTTGTTGGGCCCATAACTTGTTTTTTGGGTTTAATTTCAATTAAATATTTTTTTACATCTCCGGTTTTTTCTTTAACTTTTATATAAAAATCTGGAAAATATCTATGAATTTTTCCATCAAGTGGGGATATATAAGGAACGATGATTTCTTCACTACCAAATTCTAAAACATTATCATTATCGTCGCAATATTTTAAAAATTTTAATTCCCAAGAAGAACGATAAATGACATTTGTGGGATCACCTTTGTACTTTTGATAGTTCTTTACCTTATACTTTCCTTGATAATATTGCCTCATAAATCATATACATATTATGGTTGTATTACCTATTTATTGTTAGATGCCTTTCTTCACAGAACCAAGTCCACAAAAATTAACCCGCACAATAGAAAGCGTAAAAAATACTTTTTCTAAGGTATCTACAACCACATTTTTTAATGTCACGTTTCCGTTAAATCAAACATTGCGTAGTTGGTTGAGCGGGACTGGTATTTTTGATGCTTCAGAAACTGATGGTTTGGATGGAATTGAGAAAATTGAACTTTTATGTGCTGAAGCAACATTACCAGGGCCTTCTTTTAAGAAAACTGAAGTCATGGGGAATAGGCAAGGTATTAGAGAAAGTTATCCTATTCTAAGAGCACTTCCTGAAGTATCATTAACTTTTTATGTTGATAAGGATCATGCTATAATTAGATTTTTTGAAGGTTGGTGTAATTATATAAATCCACTCTCATATGATGGAAGAATTATTCAATCTACTCGAAGAGAGCAAAATGATAATAATGCTTTTGAGAATTCTTCTATCTACAAATTCAAATATCCAAATGACTATTGTCAACATATTCTTATAACGAAATTTGAAAAAGATTTAGAGGCGGTATCTTCAGCATCCCTTGCCAATTCATCTTATTTAACATATGAATTTATTCAGGCATATCCTTCATCAGTTATGGCATCCCCCGTATCATATCAAGGGTCTCAGGTATTGAAATATACTGTTGTTTTTGATTATAAGAGATACATCACACGAAGAACTCCAGCGGGATTTTTTAGAAGAAGAACTAGTCCAAATAGTGGTAACGAATCTAGATTATTCTCTGGATTACTCCCTGGAGTGCTATAATAAATAGTATTATTGACATTGATTTTATATGCCATTACCTACAATTGCGACTCCAACTTACGATCTTATTCTTCCATCCAACGAAAAGAAAATTAAGTTCAGACCATTTTTAGTCAAAGAAGAGAAAATACTAATCATTGCTTTAGAATCGAGAGATGTTGAACAAATTACATCTGCGGTTAAGCAAGTTATTTCGGATTGTATTTTAACAAAAGATATCAAAGTCCAGGAATTGCCAATTTTTGATATTGAATATCTGTTTTTAAATATTCGAGCAAAGGCAATTGGAGAATCAATTGACCTTATAGTTACATGTGGTGATGATGGTGTTACTCAAGTACCAGTAACTATCTACGTTGATGAAATTAAAGTTAATCGAGATGATGATCATACTAATAAGATTGAAATCGAAGGTGGATATACAATTCAACTTAAATACCCATCTTTAGAACAGTTTATCAATAACAATTTTGATTTAACAACCAAGTCATCAGAAAACCTAGAGAAATCTTCTAAACTAATTGCCATGTGTATAGACATGGTTTACAATAAGGATGATTGTTGGGTGGGATCTGATTGTACTGAAAATGAAATTATGAATTGGATTGATACTCTGAGTCCAAAGGATTATAAGAAGATTGAAAAATTCTTCAAAACAATGCCAAAATTAAGTCATAAACTTGTAGTAATTAATCCCGAAACTAAGGTTGAAAATCCTCTTGTTCTAGAAGGGTTATCTGATTTTTTCGCTTAGGCCTGGCAAAGGAAAATCTGGAGACATACTTCAGAATTAATTTTGCCTTGATGCAACATCATAAATATTCTTTGACTGAAATAGAAAATATGATTCCTTGGGAGAGAGAAATTTATCTTGAACTTTTGAAACAGCACATAGAGGAATTAGAAGAGAAGAAACGAAATGGCTGAGGTTCAGCAACAAGAAGAAAAACCAAATGTCATTGACATTTCAAAATTTTTTGGTGGAAAGACTTTATCATCTGCAGATATACGAGTTAATAAAAGTCAGACCTTAAAAACTAAACCATCATTCATTGCTGCACCAGAGTTAGCATCTTTACTTGATGTTATTGCCACAAGTGTTGAGGATAAAAATAATACTATTGAAAGAGTAAAATCTGTAGAAAGAATTCGTGAACGAGAAATTGTAGAAAGATCTAAGTCAGATGCTACATTTCAAAGAGCTCTTAGTGGATTAAGATTTGATGTTGATTCAATTTCAAAATCTTATGCTAGTCTAATTAAAAGTTTAGAAACTGATAGAAAAAATAGAGAAACGGAAAATCGTCTTGCTGAGGACCTAAAGAAACAAAATACAACTAGATTAAGTACAGAAAGAGTTGGTGCATCTTTAGCAAAACCCACACAAACTATTGCTGGGGGGGAAACGCAAACAGAAGAACCGCAACAGGAAGAGGGATTTGATGTACAGAAATTTCTTGGTGCTGCTGCTGCTGCCGCTGGTGTTGGTGCTGCTGGTATGTTTGGTGGTGATGAAGATGGTGGTGGAGGTGGTGGAGGAACTCCAGGATCTGGAGGTAAATTGCAACCAATCCACAAACAAGCTTTAGATATTATTTCTGGTCCAGAAAGTGGTGGTGATTATAATGCTATGAACAGAGGCAGAGCCGCAGATAGTCCTGGTGGATCTAAAAAATGGATTGGAAAAAACCTTACAGAAATGACTATCGGTGAAGTCAAGGCATTACAAAGACAAAATAATCCAGTAAGACTACACGCAGCAGGTAGATATCAAATTGTTCCTGTAACTCTTCCTTCAGCACAATCTGCTGCTGGGTTAAAAGATAATGATATGTTTGATCAAAATAATCAAGACCTATTAGCGATTGGAATATTAAAAACTCAAGGTCCTAGTGCTTGGTCTAATTATTCAAAATATTCAAAGAAAGAAATTGATATAATGTATAAAGCGAAGGCAACTCCACTTGGAATTTCTGAAGGAACAACAGCAGAAGGACAATCTAAATCAAATGAAGGAACCACTCAATCAACATCAACATCAACACCAACATCAACAGGAACACCACAAGCAGCAGGACAACAAGCAGCAGCAGGAACCCCATCATCTTCAACTGTAGCAGCAGCACCGCCTACAGATACAGATCCAATGGAGGAAAGTTCTGCGAATACTCCTTCTGTAGCAACTGCATCACAAGAATCACAAACGCCACAACAAACAGCACAAGAAGCAGGACAACAAGCAGCAGCAGGAACTCTACAAGCAGCAGCAGGAACACCACAAGCAGCAGGACAACAAGCAGCAGCAGGAACACCACAAGCAGCAGGACAACAAGCAGCAGCAGGAACTCTACAAGCAGCAGCAGGAACACCACAAGAAGAAAGTTCTATGAAATCTGCTTCTTCTACTGTTGTTGCTTCTGCTGGAATTACACCAGCTGAAATAACCTCAACAAAAACTGGTCCTCAATCGCCACCAATTATAATGTCTCAGTCCCCACCACCAAGATCTTCTGGAGGATCATATGGGAATGATGAACCTGTAGGTCGTGTGCCACTATTCTCGTCAACAAATCCAGATAATTTGTATATAGCATATGCTTTAAAAGAATTGAATATAGTATAAAATGGCAAAAACATTAGTTCAAGTTAATACTGATACTGCTCTAGATCTGTCAAATGAGGGG